TTGCAGCGTCAGCGTGAGCATCGTGTTGCCGCTGCTAGCAGCTACCTTATCCTGTGCAGCAGAACAGATGCACTTGTATTCTCCCGGCGGGAGTTGCGGAGGTGCTTCAGCATCCGCGATGTTAGAACTAAAGGTCAACAAGCCCATTGTAGTCTCCATGTTTGTGTAGCTATACAGCGTACACCCACGCAGTTAGGCTAGCAAGCTACGACAGCTAGCCCGTGTGGATAGCACTACTACTAGATGTAGTAGGTCTATTTCGGGATTGGAAGCTTAGTGTGGTTGCCGCTGACAAACTGCTCCCACCAATCAGCTATAGTATCACCGATGTTGGTGTTAGCATTGTAGCGCCACTCGAATGCTGTTCGTCCTGACATATCGAACATGCGTGATTTCATGGGACTACGCAGACGCTCAGGACGTATAGCTATGTATCTCTTACCACCTTGATCACGCATGTTCCACACCTCGCTGATGTCCTTGGATGTGATGTTGGGTAGCTGTCCACCTAGCATCATAGATACACCAATCACACCGCCGTCGTTGTTACGATCAGCGTCCTTCTCATGCGTGATGAAGATGATGTGTTTGTTGAGCATACCAGTGATGCGGATCATGTTGGAGACGAATGCACCTACGTAGATGTTACGCATACCATAGCCATTAAGACCAGGGCTTTCGATGCTAGACTTAGGTGCTATCGTTACAGCGTAGCGTAGAGCGTGTTCGGAGAACTTGGTAAGGCTATCGACTATCACAGTGTCGAAGCTGGGAAGTGAGTTATACAATGTATAAGGGTCAGGCTTCATTCCCTCTTTCACTATGTCTACAGACTTCTCGCTTGTCAGGTTGATGCGTTCCCAGTTGGGCATGTTGCGAATAGACATGTCACCATCAGGATCGAGCGCGATGAATAGCTTACGACCGGGAGCAGTTGCGGCTAGTGTAGTCTTACCACAGCCACTATCACCCCAGAGTATCATAGACATACGACTGAGCATGTCTGTAGGCTTCTCTATCTTTAGCTCCATATGTCTCTCCAAGTGAAGTACTATTATAACATACACACAAACACACGCAAGTTAGCGGGCGCAGCCCGGCCTATACTTCCCCACGCTGCGTTGTGTTTGCTGCATCTACTAACGCTTGCAGCCGCTTGATCTCATCTCGTTGTCGTATAATCTCATCAGCAGCTAACAGACGTAGAGGATCGCGACTAGACATTGAGTACCAGCCAGGATCAAGTAGCCGCTCGATGAGTGTCTCTGTATGTGTTTGTATCTCTTCATCGGTGTACTGTGTCATGGGTCTAATGTCTCTGTTAGTGGTGACCATCTAGCTGTTGTCATCTCATTGTCGAAGATGTTCTGACGTTGTTCTGCATTACTCTCACAGCACAGCGGGATCAGTGAGCAAGAACGAAAGTAACGATTACAACTGTGTGTATACATAGGAGCGTTAACAGGATCAGCTTCGTAGCGGTCGATGACTGCGAGCGTATGTTGTACCCACGTTTGCCACTCATGAAAGCTTGCCTCATTGCGTGTAGTAGGGTAGCGCATGATGCCATCGCTATATGCACTAGACTTAGGCACTGGTATCTGTAGACCCCACATCACCACGTTACGAATAGGGAGGTCCAGCATACATGATAGTGCAATGCAGTAACCTGTGACTTGATTGCTAGTGTCGAAGCTATTAGACCACACAGTGTCAATGCGACTACCTGTTTTGTTCTCATGTACCTCTGGGACTTTATCGTTAGGCCGCATAGTATCAACACATACACCATCCACGCGACCAATGAAGCGAACAAGAGGATTGTCGCGACTATCATACACAGTAACATCGAATGGCACCTCGACGCCTATGAGTGTGTCTGTCATGATTGGAACGAAGCGTCCTAGTGGATAGCGTTGGATGTAGTTGATAGCTGCACTCTCTAGGTTGGACATAGTGCGTCTGTTGTCGCGTGGATCGTCGTAGTAGCCACTCGTTTCGAGTAGGTTGAGACACATCTGCATACAGCGTGTTATTGCATCTTCGCTACTATGGAAGTATGTAACTGCTTGCTGCCAACGCAGTGGTTCTTCCTTAGTAGCGAACAGCTTAGTAGCATATTCAGCGACACGCTGTATCTGCTTCAGTTGAAAGTCAGCTTGGATGTTTGGTTCGTCGGTTATACGTTGTATAAGGTCAAAGAAGCGGATGCAGGCAAACACATCATGCATAGCGCGGCCAGCTTCAAGTGGTAGCACACGGTCAACGCCAGCACTGAGATGCTTGCCATGCCAACTGTTGATGAGGCCCCATCTAGGGCATGTGTTGATAGCACTCATTGTGGAGTAGTCTACCCACGGCAACGTAGTATCAGTCGTTGGTTTGATTAGCATCCGTCTTCCCCTCCAATCTATTATGCAACTCGTCGCACCACTGCATTAGTTCTTCAGCACATGTGAGTTCGTGTGCAGTGAGTTCATCACTCTGTGCAGTGATTGGGTATTGGCAGATAGGACATGTGCGTAGGTGTGTACCTATAGGCAGCATCTGGCGTATGCTCATTGTTACCTCTTCTCATTGAGTATCTCAGATACACGTGCTGGGTTGCGTAGACCAGTACGACGAGCGATGTCTACTTGTGTGAGATTGAGATTGGGATTGAGCTTCCACACTTTACGCCGCATTGCGTCAGTTATCTCCTGATGCACAGGGCGAGCCTTACGAATGTACTTAGCACGTGTCATCATACCGAGTGCATTGATGAGTTTCTGTTTCAAGTTCTTGTCATCTATACGTTGTATAACCTGTGAGACAAGTTCACGTGCACGTGGGATGTTGCTCATTGTTTGATATCCTCTGCAGCTTCATTATTTGGGTGCATCGACTGGCGGACCTTCTCCCAGTCACCTTTCAGCTTCTGACCTACAGTAGAGATATCAGATACGATGTCTGCCATCTTGTTCATAGCAACTATCACTGATGCCATCTCCTGGCGCAGCATCTCATTGTCTTCAGCCAGTTGCTCTAGCACTTTGACAACACCAGCTTCGGTGCCGAGTTGTCGGATAGTGTGGCGTACATCTCTAGCGCGTTGAACGTAGTTAACCATTGGTTGCTCCTTATACGTTGTATAACTAGACCTTTGTGATGTCGATGTCTGTGTGTTGTAGCGTGAGAGCGCGGAGGTCATAGAGTAGTTCCTCTAGACGCTCCAACGCTTTGCTAGCTTTGATGAACTGACGTTGTGCTTGTTCAGCTTTGCGCTCCACCTTGATAGATGATGCGATGCTAGTAGCGTGATGCTTAGCTAGCTGTGCCTGCTTGATCATCTCAGCAGCACGCAGTCTGCGATCACGGAGTTGTTGTAGGAACATGTCCTGTTCAACATCAGTCATGTTGAGCAGCGACTTAGGACTGATAGGGTCATCAACGACTACGCCAGCCTTAGGGGTTACCTGAGGCTGGCGCAGTTTGACGACTTTGTTGTCGTCTGTCATGTTGATGTTACTCTTTGTTGACAGTGATGTTCAAAGCGGGGGTGAGCTTCTTCTCAACTAGCGTGATAGCTTCATCAATGAGTTTAGCTTCTACACCTAGCTTGATCAACTGTACACGCAAGTCGTCACTATCAACCTTAGTAACTGGCTTGTTAGCAGCAAGAGTGAGCACCCACTCACCACCCTTGATCAGGGTGCTAGACTTCTGCATCAACTGTACAGCAGCATTGCGTATCTTAGCAATGTCTACTTCATGTGCTTCAACGATTGTCTTCTTAGCGTACTCGTAACGCTTGTCAGCTTGTTGACGTAGCATGTTAGCAACTAGGTACTCAGCACATGCACGATCTAGCGCATCTTGAGTTGTCTTAGGTGCCTTGAAGTCACGTATACATTGTATAACCTGAGCCTCAAGAGGTAGTGCGTCGTTGTTGGTAGCTTTAGTCTTTGCTGTTGCCATCTTCGTCTCCTTGTGTGTTGGTAGCATCTAGTATTATATCACATTCAGAAACACATGCAAGCTTTGCAGCCCTTACTTCAGCTAGTCTAGCTCTACGTTGTGCTGCGTAGTTGTCACCCCAAGGCCACTCTATGTGCTTGTAGATAGTACGCATACGTATACGACGTATAGTTGATACATCTAGCTGCATGTCGTAGCCTTCCTTCAGCTTCTCACTCACATACGCAGCACTACAACCTAGTTCTAGCATCTGCATGATACGCTTGACGTGGAACATCTTCATGCCCACACGCTCGCGATCTAGCATGTCACGCACGTTGTCAGCTTGAGTACCTATGATCATGTGGTGTGGATTGCAGCACCAATGGTTGTCACACTGATGTCTTATCACATCTTTAGTTAGCAGCTTGTAGCCTGTATAGAGTTCATACACTACGCGATGCACGTAGTAGTCACGCTGACCTATGACTACACGTGGGCGGTACTCATCACGTGTACCTTTGCCATGTGCACCACGCCACTCCCAACACGGTTGTTTGTCACCACCATGCATGTTGATACGTCTGAACACATCATGCATCTCCGACTTACTTTTGGGTTGTCGCTTCTTAGTCTTAGCGTAAGCAGCACGCTGTTCTATAACATGCTGCGGCATCTTCTTCTCAACCACTGGCGAACTCCATAGAGTGTGAGTGTGATTGGTAGTAGGTAGACGAGTGTGTAGACTAGTACCTCTGGCGTGTAGTAGCGGGTATACATCACCAACATATACCACGCATACTCATGAGGCATGATGTCCATAGTTCACCTATACAATGTATAAGCAGCGGCGCATTGGATGCGTGACCGATCAACACGCCGCTGCTATACTCTACGCTACGCTAGAACCCTTTATCAACTGTGTAGATGCGGTCCATGAGTGTAGCTATGCGATCTACTAGTTTGTTCTGCATCTCACGTGTCATGTCTTCACACTTGGTAGTGTGATGTAGCCACTCCTCGTACAACGTGCCTAGTAGAGTGGTGAAGCCCTTATCGAATGCGCTCTTTGAGATGTACATGCGACCATCACGGTACATGCCTAACACCTCATCAGGTAGTGATACGCATGGATAGACGAGCTTCTTATCAACGATCATGTCGAGATGCTTCATCACACGTATAGCGCGGTCGAGTAGTGTCTTCTGATAGGCATC